TCAATTCCCCCTCACTGCTTCATACGAAACTTGACAGGTCAGTCCTGCTGCTCGGCTTCGATCGGCAAACTCAGCAACTCCTCCCGCAGCCTCATCAAGCCGGCCGAGCATGACGGCAAGCAGATCTCGGGCGGTGTCGGTTGCCTCGCCTCCATCGGCAACACCGGGACAGCTGGCGGGTCGGCGTGATAGCTCGGCGACTCGTGCGCGCAGCCGGCTAGCAGCGTCATCAGCGGCAGCAGCATCAGCGGCAACCGCTGCAATCTTTTCCTGTGCGTCACGGCGTATTCCCTCGATTGCGACTTGGCGGCGCTGTTCTTCGGAGCGGGCGCGGGCTTCGGCTTGGCGTGCGGCCTCCGACCACTCGGCCCGCGCGTCAGATAGCTCGCCCTTGGCGTCCATCACGCGGTACTGCTGCGCTCCGGCGACCAGCACCAGGGCCAACAGCCACCAGAGCCAGGACGGGAGCAGCTTCAGCCAGGCGGTCATTGCGCATCCTCGAACATCGCCCTCTCGGCGGCGCGCCGCTTGACCAGCCCCGGCAGGATTTTTCCACCGCCATGCACCCACCGGTCGAACTGAACGGCGGCGCCCGCATAGTCCCCGGCGTTGAGCTTGCGTAGCAGCGTCGAGTCGCGGAATGCGGTGCCGCCGATGTTGAATACCAGTGAAGCCAGTGCATCGAACTGGTGCTGGCAAAGATGAACCGTGACGTAACGCTCGACGTCCCGCTCTGCGCCGTGCAAGTCCTCACGCAGGAACTGGACAGCTTGATCTGCGGTGATGGTCATTCCGGGCTTCACGCCCTTGGTATGGCCGTAGCCGATGGTCTGCACGCCCACGCCGTCGTCATAAGCGGCGAGCCTCAGCCCTTCGAACGTCTTGATGAGGTCGATGCCTCGTTGTGAAGTTTGCATCGTCAATCTCCAGGCAAAGAAAACCCCGCGCTGGGCGGGGTCTGGTTGTATCGATGGGCGCCGCCTATTCGGACGCCTGCCCACATTGCGTATGCGCGCCATCGGGCGATTCCCGACGAGCGCAGGGCATTGAGGAACGCTCGGTCAGCTTCGGCGCGGGATAGCTGGCCGGCCGAATAGAGCCAGTCATGCAGCACCGCCGCTGCGTGGCCGTACTGCCCCAGCAGTGCGAACGTGAGAGGCCAGCGCGGCACCGACGCGAAATCGGTCTCGAAGCCAGCCGGAACCTCAATCAGTCCGTGGTCAGGGTCCAGATACGAAAAAGGCGCCAGAAGGCGCCATGTTTTGCGGTCGGGCTGCAGCTCAGCTTGGAGTGGATTCGGGAACCGGTTCATTCGGCCAGCCCTCCTCTAGCATCGCCTCGGTGAGCGTGCCGGCGGCCAGCGAATCGAGCAGTTCGGCCTCTCGGTCGAACGCTGCCTGCACGTGCGCCCGAACAGCGGTGGCCACGCCAATAACTTGATCGCCAGTCAGGTCGACAAAGCCGTCCGGTGTCTTCCAGCGAAGGGCATACGAAGGATCGAGCATGGCGGATACGGCGGCACCAGTGATCAGCGCCTGGCTATCGCGCCCGGTGTCGATGGCAATTCCATTCACGGTGATGCCGCCCGTCTCGGCTTGCCAGCGGCGCGCGGCGATGGATGAGACGAGGGCCTGCCTCGCCTGTTCGGCCTTCTGCTCGGCGGTGATCAGTTGCGAATAGTCGATGTTCATTCTGAAAGCACCTCTACGTTCTCCGGCACTGGATCGAACGGCAGCGGTATCGGGCCGTCTTGCGTGACAAGGATCGGCTCAGGGAACGCCACTGCACGCGAAGGGTTCGGGCCATGCGGCAGGCGCAGCGTGAGATGCAGTTCGCCATTGATGCGCGCTACGTCACCCACGATCCAGTCGGAGGCGATGGCCTCGGCAGGCAGGGTTGCACCTTCCGGTAGTTGGGTGAAATCGAAGGCTTCGCCGTTGAGGGTCAGCACGTCACCTGCCAGGGTGGCGGTCAGGGTTTCGTCCAGGCGCTGAGGGGATAGTGTGATTTTCATAGTTATTTCCACCGGCCTATTGCGGTAAGGGTGACGACGAACGAGGATGCCTGCCACTCTGCGGGAGCCACAACGTAGACTGACGCATAGGTTGTGAAGCCATCGGAGGCTGCTATGGCAGTAACCTGGCCAGGCGCTCTCGCCCCACCGCATACGCCAGGTTTCGCCGTGAATGGCGCTGGATAACTCCAACTTACACTTTCCCAGTAGAATCCATTGGCTAAGCTGGTCGGGCCAGGGGATTCGTGCACGCGGTCGTTCGTGCAAATCTGCGTCCCATCCGCAAACCGCACGTACTCCCCATTTGCATTACTGCCGCGCTCGATGATCGCGCCCGTAGGCACGCCGCCGGATTGGGAGACGGTGCCGAGGATGTTGCCGCGCCTGAATGCCTTATCCGGGGGCAGCGTGGCCGGGATGCGTGCGACATTGAGCAGGCCGGCGGTCAGGCTGCTGGCGTCATTCGCACCCAGCGCCTCGCGGGCCTGGGCGGGTGTCGGTGCTGTCGCCCAAGGCTGCAGCGCGGCGAGCTGCGCTCCGAACTGGTCGACCAGCTGACGCAGCCGGTCCGCGCTCTCCTTCACGTACCCCTGCATAGGCGCGATGGCGTATGCCTGGCCGCTCGCTGTCGTCCCTTGATAGTTCGGGCGAATCGAGAGGACGGTCGCGCTGGCGATATTGGTGACCTCGTAGAGGCCGAGGTCGGGACCAATGAACGCATCGCCAACCCGCACGCTTGCGCTGAACGCCGTACCGGTTCCGGTGACTGTGGCGCTATTGGCCGTGACGGCTACTGTTCCTGTGGAATACCACATGATAATATCCTTCGTGTAAATGGAACCATTAGAGTAAATGCCATGGTTGCTAAACTGGATTTAGCTGGGAAAAGGTTTGGAGAACTTGTTGTTATCCGTTTCTCGCATTTGAAGAATTCGAGTCGCTACTGGCTTTGCGTCTGCGATTGCGGGCAAGAAGTGGCTCGACATCAGACGAGCCTGGTCCAGGGCACGACTTTGTCCTGCGGCTGCAGGAAGGCGGCTCCAAATGCTGGTCACTTCAAGAGATCGCATGGGCTATCGAGGGCAAATAATGGCGCGCCGCCTAGGCTTTATAGGATCTGGGCAAGCATGAAGGCCCGAACTACGAACCCCAGGGCTCACGGTTACGAGCGCTATGGCGGAGCTGGTATTAACACGTGCGCAGAATGGGTTGAGTCGTACGAACGCTTTGCAGCAGATATGGGTGAGCCGCCAAGCGAAAAGCACACGCTAGACCGTATTGATCCAGCTCGCGGTTATTCCCCCGATAACTGCCGCTGGGCTACCTATACGCAGCAAAACCAACATAAGACGACAACGATTAAAGTCCTTTACGACGGCGAGATAACTGCCCTATCCGCTCTGGCCCATAAGTACGGTATTCCAGTTAAAGCGCTCTATATGCGCGTCACACATTACAAATGGGATCTAGAAAAGGCGCTGAACACTCCTGTGCGCAAGAAGGTCGCATAACTCAGTTAAGGTCCAGGGCATGCTTTTCTCCAGGCGTAAAAAAGCCCGCGCTGGGCGGGCTCTGGTGTTTATGTTCTTCGCGCTACGTCAGGCTTCATCCAAACGGCAACGGAAGCGTGGATGCATCGATGTAACTCGCGCTTGGCAGTCTCGCGGTGGGTATATCGAAGAACGTCCATGGAAAGTACGCTTTATGAAACGGGTTTATATGGCAACCTGCTTCGGTAGCCATTGCGAAAACCAGATTGCCTCCCTCGCCATATGCACCTTCTTTTGCGGATATTTGGACCGTTGGAGTATCTGCGGTATGGAACATCGCCCTAGACCACTGATTGCTTACAGCGCAATCCCCGCCAACTGGTATTGATAGAGTGTCCAAGAGATATCTGCCTCCCCAGTTAACGGTTGATCCACCGACGTATCCTCTCCATCCGTCCGGCACTCCGTTTACTTTGCTTGGAAGCGTTGCCGTTCGTGACCCCTCGATATCCATAAATGGCATCGCCGTGTCCAACGTGCATACCCCCACGTCATCCCACAGACGCATCTTCGCAGACCCCGGCCCCATGTCCCTCATCGGATCGAACACATAGTATCTAGCCGAAGGTGAAGCATGGGCGTACCAGTACGTGAATGTGTTACCGGTGCGAATTATTTGTTGAAGTATTGCCCTTCCAGAAACAAAGACAATCGGCGCTTCTGCTGTAACAGAAAATCCATGGATGCTGTCAAATACTCCGGTCGGGTAGTAGTCGTTGTTATTCTGATATCTGCGCTGCATCTGCTCTACAGACGTCAGGTACGTCATATACCCGGATTTGATCAGCCCGAACGTCACATAGTCCGAGTCAACGAGATTCTTCCCCGTCTCGTCCCACGTTCTGAAGAATCCCATCAATACACTCCGTAATGGACTTCATAGCTGCCCCCGGTCCAGCCCCCGGTCCCGGCAAATATCCAACTGAACACACCGTTGCCGTCGTACACCACGACCGGTCGACTGCCGAGGAATGTGCCGCCAGGATTGGGGACAGGAACGATCACGAAGAACACAGTGCCGGGCAGGTCGATTGGCACGGTAATGCTTCCGCTGCTTTGCGCCGGGATTGCGAACTTGCCGAGCACCTTGCTCACGCTACCTGTCTCTCTCAGCAGCAGCCTTCCCTCTTCGTCGTAGGACCGATAGATCACGCCCATCATCAGCCCCCGATGCCGAATTCAAGGCCCTTTACCCCATTGGGGTGATAAGCCGTGATGACCTTGTTGTTGATCGTAATCCTCCCCTCGCCCGGCACCGACCCGTTCACCTCGAACTCATTGGTCACGAAGTTGATGCGGATGCCCTGCTGCCCCTCGACGTAATCCGACGATCGCAGCTCTCCGGTCACGATCAGGTTCACGATGTCGGCCTGATTGAATACCGCGGAGTTCGCGAATATCTGCCCGCCCTGAACCACGAACGGCGTGATCAGCTCCCCGCTCGACTCATCCAGAATGGCGAACCGCTGGGCGAAGGCGAGAATCTGCGCCTCCTGCTCCTCACCCTCAACACCGATCGCCAGCCCGGCCATGACGGTGCGCCCGTCGACCGTCGTCTGCGTCTTGATCGTAGTCAGCGCCGAAGCCTTGCCTTCGAGATCAACCAGCGCCTGCGAGGTCTCCTGAACTACTGCCGAGGTGTCGCCCACGGTCGCATCGAGCTGGTTGATCTGCTCTGCCATGGCCATGTTCTCGGTCGCCACCGTCCGGGCCACCTGAGTAATGCGCGCTGCCGAGTCCCAGCCTTTCAGGGCGTCCGCGAGTTCGCCTTCCCCGTCATCGTCCCGGTAGGCAGCCTGCAGCACGGCCAGGCTTGAGGCCGTCGCTGTCACGATCCCATCGAGCACGCTGATGCCAGCTGTGTTCTCCGCGACCTGAACCGCTAGGCCATTGGCGGTCTCGACTACCTGGCCAACGTCCATCCACAGATTGTCGTTCGGCGGCGCGTTGCTTCCGTCCGGCGCTGCCGGGACGTCGACCAGCGCCTGGTACAGCCTCCGGCCATTAGGGCCACCACGGACAGCATCGCCTTGCGCGTAGGCCTGATTGGGGTCGTAGGCCAGTGCGTCGACGGCCTGCGATACAGCTTCCTGAATGCGCTCATTGACTGAGCCCGGGCCGTCGCCGTCGATCAGGTCGATTCGGTCGTTGAGCCGCTGTCCCAGTTCGGTTTCGGTGATTTCGCCCTTTATCAGTTCGAGGATCGCAGACGCGTCAGCGCTGCTCTGTCCCATCACCCAGCCCGACCACGGACCGATGTTGCCGGTACGGTCCACCAGGCGAGCCCGGAACCAAAACGTCACGCCGGCGGCAAGTCCAGTCATGGTGTGGGTGTTGGCTGGGTAGGCGAACTGGCCAAGAGAAAGCGCAGTGGCTTCGTCCTGGCTGGTGCCGTACTGGATATCCGTGTAGGCGGTATCAGCGGCGTCCTCTGCCGGGAAGCCCCAGCGCAGGGAGATGCCAAAGATTTCCGGTACGGTATTCAAGTACGCCACGGCCGGCGGCGGAGTGGTCTTGCCCTCCAGCGTGGTCAGGTCTGAGGTACGCCAGATCGAGGCGATCTCCACCGCACTGATCGCCCTTACACGCGCCAAGTACTGACCTGCGTAAATGCCGGTGACATCGACGCCCAAAGCACCCACGCGAGGCAGCCTGACCCAATTGCCGTCATCGCGCTTCCACTCGACGTCATACGCCACAGCGCCGCTCACAGCGGGCCAGCTGATCGTCATGGTCGAAACGGCAATCCCCTGATCGACCGCATTGAACGTGGTCATGCTTACGCTCGCCGGCGGATCAATCACGCCAGTCGGCAGCACGCTCACCGGACGGGTTTCCAGCTTCGCGCCTGTGTCGATCGCTGCGAACTTGCTCGGCTCGTACTGCAGCGCGGTGATTTCGAATACCCCCTGCTCCGGTCGGCTGACTTTCATAACGCGATACAGCGGCACGGCAAGGTCATCGGCATCAAGCGCCCACACCAATTGCGGCTCTGGCTGCTCGCTGTAGGCAGTGGTCACGGTCACCGCGCGGCCCGAAACGCTCTGTACGGTGCGGCCTTCCGCCTTGCCGCTGGGCAGGTTCAGTATCAAACGATCCCCGGCCTTCACCTGAGTATCGCGGTCGAGCGTGATGACACGACCAGCCGCCGCGCTGATGCGCCCGCCGATTTCTCGACCGGCCAACAGCGAGTCAGCCACCGGGATGACGTAGCCAGGCAGCGGGATCTGCCCGTCCATGCCGACGCGAAACGTCACGGTGCGGTCTTGACTGTTAGTCAGCAGCGCCCATTTCCCGCGCCGCTGCGCCTCGCTCTCTCGCGTGCAGCCGATGGCGCTGATCTCGACCGGGTTATCCCCATAGCGCAACTGCAGGCGTTTGTCGGTAGATACCGCCACGTCCGTGTCGTAGTTGTTCGCCGGATTGTCGTAGCTCACCAAGGCGCGGCTGTAGCGGGTGCGCTCACTGGCTGAGCCGTAGCTGAACCGGCCATCGATGACGTTGGCGCGCGTGAACGCAAAGTCAAAATCGGTCGCGCGCGGGATGTCCGCCTGGACGCGAAGCTGCCCCTGCGCCCAGTAGGTCATGCCACGGTAGATTGCGGACAGGTCGCGCAACAACTCCCAGGCACCGGTGCGGCTCTGCAGGTTGAAGTTGCAGATGTGACGCGGCTCTTGGCCGCCCTTCCCGTCCGGTACCAGCTGGTCGCAATATTGCGCGATGCGGTACATCTCCCAGCGATCGACCATCCAGGACTTGATGCGCTTGCCGACGCCAAATCGATCGTTCGTCACGATGTCATAGGTGTGCCAGACCGGGTTATCGGTCCAGGCCTGCTTCATCGTACCGTCCCAGATGCCGCTGTAAGTGCGGGTCGTCGGATCGTAATTGCTCGGCACCTGCACGCGGCGCGCACGGCACTCCACGGTCACCTGCGGAATGTTCGAGAACTGCTCGGCGCTGAACTCGATGAACAGCAGCGCGGTGTTCGGGTAGCGAAGCTTGGCGTCGATCACGTCGGTAAAGCCGGCGATGATCATCGTGTCCGCGTAGCGATTGCTGTTCTGGTTGGCGGTCAGGCGGCGGACGCGAATCTGCCAGCCACTCGACGCTTCAGGCAGGTCGATTCGACGCGAGCGCTCATAGCGGCTGGTGGTCTTCCCGGATACGGCCTCATTCAGCACCTCAACGTAAGGGCCGCCATCGGTCGCCACGTCTACCGCATAGCGGATCGTGTAGCCGTTGACGTTGCCCTCGTTGTCCTGGCTCTGGAGTGCTGGCCAGGCGAGCCGAATACGCACCGCAGACAGCTGAGTGTTGCTGACAGAACGCACCCAAGCGGCGTCGCTACGAAGCTCGGTATTGATCGTGGTTTCGTTCTCGACCGAGGGAATGCCGGGGATGTACGACTGATCAACCGAGCCCGGCCGCCAGTCCCAGGTCACGCCGGTGAAGTTCAGCCCGCCATCTGCGTTGGCCAGCGGCGTGTTGTCGAGATAGATGTTCCGCGCATCCGGGGCTTCGTCGAACTCACCCTCGCCCACGGCGATCAGGATCTTTGCCCGCGCGGTGCTCTGCAGGCTGTCGGCGGCCTCGTATGGCGCCTTGGGCTTGCTGCTGCCACCCTTGCGGCCACGGATATCTACTGCTGCGTTCATGTGCTTTCCTGCGGGCAAAAAGAAACCCGCCGGAGCGGGCTGGGTAAACGGCTGTATCGATAGCCATGCTGGAATAAACACCAGGTGGCAACGTATCGCCGCCCGATATAGTTTCGTGGCTCACCCAAGCGAACGGAGGTCGCCATGAGCGATTCATCGGACAGAATCGAAGCCCTGATCCATGCTCAGTCCATCCTGATTCAGGACTTGTACGCCCAGCTTTATGCCGCCCGACCTGGGGAGCTGGAAAAGTGCAAGCAGCACTTGACCCACATGTTGAAATACAAGTGGGAGCTCCCAGCAGGATCTAGCGAGTCCGCCGCCGATGCGATAATGCGGATACAGCCACTGGCGATTGCTGAGCTTGAGCGTAACTTCGCTCAGATTCAGAAGATGATTCAGTCCATGCCGCCATTGCCGAACTGATGGACTCGGGCGAATAGAAGGCCTGGCTGGGCCGATACTCGCCTATCGAAAGCCGGCGGTCATCCATGATGGGCAGCTCCCGCCGAGCCGAAGCGGATCTTGCAGGAGCCGGACAGAAGCACCGCAGTCAGGCCTGGCTTTCCCTGGTACGGGATGCAGTAGCTGCTTTCCCAGAGCTTTCCGCGCCGGTGGATGCGATCGACCTCGACCTCGCCATCCATGATGGCTATCTCGGCATGACTGCCGCAAAGGAGGCCGCCCTCGATTCGGTACATGTCGGCCAGCACCAGGTCATAGTTCACGGTTTCCATGAAGCCTCCTACACCTTGTCTTCAGCATAGATCGAAGCCGAGATGATCGCCCCGCCCCAGCGGCGCCTGCCGTAGCAGATCGGCACAGGGTTGCCGCTGGCGGTAGTGTTCCGAGCGCTACCGAAGGCGTAGCTGGGGAGGTTTTCGGGGGCGGCGGATTGCTTCAGGCCTCCGGCTTGAGGGCTGAGCATTTGGATTACGCCGCCGGCTATCATGGCAATACCCGCGTTGATCATCGCACCTCCGACTGGAGCCGCCATACCCCAAGACAGTCCCGTTACGATGTAGCCAGCAATCACGAGAACCACCCCGATGATTGTTTGCATTACACCGCCTCGCTTCCGTCCGCGCATCACCGGCGCAACTCGAATCTCATCCCGTCCGCCGAACTGAAGTTCGTCCTCGCCGATGTTGCGCTTGCCACGGAACACAGCGAACTCCATGCCGCGCAGATGCGCATTGGCCAGGAACTGCTGAAGCCCCGGGATTTGCACGCAGAGCGCCTTGATTGCCTCGGCAGCGGACTTCACTGCCAGCCGATACTCGCGACCAAACTGGCGGAGCGCGCCATAGAAGCGGATGGTGGTCATTGGGGTGTATTCAAGAACAGATGCGGCCATACTTTTCTCCAGGTATTAAAAAACCGCCCGAAGGCGGTTTGCTTTGATTCCTTTATCAGAGGCAGTCGACCACCGGCCTCTTCCACCCAGCCGTCCCGAGCCTCGTCGCAGGAAAATACGCCTCGACGATCGATCCGCCTGAAGTGGACGAGACATTCGCCAGCGAAATCACGCCGTAGTACGTCGCGGAGGCGGCGATTTTGTAACCCGAGTCAGTTTCAATTGAAGTGGTTGCCGGATTCATGGCAAGCCATTTCGGAGCTAGGCACCGCGCGTATTCTTGGGGTGTTTTTATCGTTTCCGACACGAAGTCGGGGCCATCCGCTTCGCGACCAGCTACGGTGCACCCGGCAAGAACCATAACCATCGCTGCAAAAATCAACTTCCGCATGCTACACCTTCCAATCTAGCTACTACCGTCACCGGATTCTTGTGAGCCTGAGGCTGCCATCAGACGGAAGCAGTATGCGGTAAGCGGCGCTAGACCCGGCTTTAAGCTCTAGGTCTTGAGAGGTGGCTATGTTCGGGCATAGACCGCCGCCAGTTTCGAGCCGGAAGAAGTACGAACCAGGCTCCAGCGAAAGCTTAACTCCCTCGCCTTGGCGAATCGCGAAAGCCTTGCGGTTGTTAACGTACAGATCGTGGCTGCAACCAGAACCGAGATAGCCGGAATCCCGCAGAAAAACAACCTCAGCCAGGCCGCCGCCAGCAGGACCAACGATATCGGCCGCGTAAATCCGATCGCTTGGAATAGGCTTCGCGTCACCCTCCAAAACAGGAGAGGTCGAACAACCCGTCATCAACACAACAGCCAGCATGCATATCAATATCCGCATCGTGCCACCTCGCTTCGCACCTAACACCAGTTCAGTCCGGTGGAATGTACCAAAGCGCCATCATTAAAACATGTACGCTTCACGGTGCCTTAGCACCATCCGCACGCGGTCCAGCCAAGGGCCACCAAAAACGATGATCTCGCTCGGTCGCCCGTACAGGTGGTGAAGCAGGAAAGGGCCGGGACCGAACACCTGCGAATCCTCGCCAGGAAGCGACGGATCGGTGCCGAGGAAAATGCCCGCATGGTTGTCCTGTGCGGTGCGCCCGACGCGCATGACGATCAGATCGCCGCGCTGAGGTCGGTCTACCTGAACGAATCCAGCCTCCTCGAAATGCTGGCGGTAATGATCGGGGCCGTCATCTCGCTCCCACCAGCCGTCCTCGCGCTCGTAGCTAGGGAACTCCAGCTCCCATTCACGCTGGTACCAGTCGGAGCAGACTTGCCAGCAATCCTGCACGCCGTGGACGAACGCGCGACCGAGCAGTGGCACATGGTCGACTGGCTGCAGCTCCCGCAGATCGCCCTCTGGCCAGCTCAGGATGTACCACGGCAGCCCGGAGGCGTTGCACATGGCCACGTCGGCTGCGCTCGGGCGGCTGGTGGCGTCCGGATGGCTATGCACCACCCCGATGATCTGGCCCAGGTCCTCGGCGTCAGCGTAGGCCTCCGGCGCGATGCGGAACTCTTCGTTCGGCTCGGTGGCGGTGTTGGCACATGGCAGGTAGCGATGCGCCCGGCCGACCCGCACCAGCAGGCCGCAACACTCGCGCGGGTATTCCGCCGCGGCGTGCTGCTGCACGGCGGCCAAGATGTGCTTGCGCATTTTTGGATCCATGAAAAAGGGCGCCGGAGCGCCCTTGATGGTTTTAGCTGACCGCCTGTTCCGGCGTCATGCCTCGCTCAAGGCGTCGCCGAATAGTTGTCTGCGAAATGCCGGAAATGGATGCCCAGTCGGCGGCGCACCTACGCTCGCCAAAGGCTTCGATCCAGAGCGTATTTCTACGATTACGATTCTGCTCAGAGCGATCAGCCCAGCGGCAGTTATTGGGGGAATAGCCTTTTGTGTTGTCGATTCTGTCGATGGTCTTGCCTGGCGGAGGATCACCCATGTCCTGGTGAAATGCCGACAAGTCCATCCACTCATCGCAAACGCTAATTCCCCTGGCCCCGTAGTCGCCGTAGGACCTATTGTTTGGGTCCAGGCAGCGCCTCAACATATTGGTCCAAACGTTACGGATTCGCGTTCCATACAACCCGTGCTTCGTGTTTACGGATACCGAAACTTCTCTACTGAAGCATCCGCACGACGTTATGGAGCCAGCCTTAAGATGGTGCGAAGCGACCACCGTGGTGTTCCCGCACGAGCACGCACACTCCCACGCGGTCTTTTTTCCTTTGTTTGCAGCTTTTCCTTTAACCGTCAGACGACCAAACGCCTGGCCGGACAAGTCGATGGCTCTAACCATTTCGCACTCCCCATGCGCGCCCTAATTGAGGAGCGCGCCAGACCGGTTAGGGTGCCGGCTTTTCGGGAGCTACCCTAGGCGCGCAAGATGCATTCTATCAGGACCTCGCTATGATGCTCACTGCGGGAAATCCCGTGAATGGCAGCGGATTGCCCTCACCGAATCTAGGAATGCATCCAGTCCCAAGGCAGCCGTCACACTCGTCCTTAGCGGGATCATCCGTCAGGTTGCCGTCAATGTCCCGGTATGGCCCGGTGTACGAGCAAACAGGTCCGCGATACTGACCTGTCATTGCTTCGTGACAAAGGGTCGTCATCTGCCGTCCAATCTGCTCGCCGCCCACATCGCCAGGTGACGCCAGCTCCCAAGCAACCAGCTCCCCGTCCTCATTGGTTTTCTGGTCGAGATACCAGACCTCGACCACTTCCTGAGTCGGATCGGCATCGGGGTTGCCGTCCGGGAAATTCTCCGCGTCCAGGTAGCGGGCCAATGTCGTGCGAACGGAGAGACGAAACTGCAGCAGGTCCTCGAAAGCAAGACACAACGCAGTTATGCGACCGTTGACGTTGCCGGCCACGAACGAAGGGCGGGCAGCTTGGCCATCGCTGGCTGCCTCGATGCCTTCGATCTGCACCGGCCAGGCAGCATATTCTTCGCCATTCCACCAGATTGACTTCGCCGGCAACTGATCGGCATTGGCGCCCGCCGCCGCAAGCTCCTCTGGCGTATGCGGAATCGCATGTCCATGGAAGCGCACGACGTCGGCGCCGAAGTCGCTGCCGTCCAGCTCGAACAGAATGATTTCAGACCCAGGCTCAAGCGTCTGGATGTCACGGACCAGGCTCATGGATGGAATGCTCGCTCAAAGGTTGCGCTGACTGTTGCAAGGTCGATCGGCTGGCGGCGCCAGCGATACTCCTTACAGCGATACAGCCCCAGCTCTCCGTCTGGATTGGTCCAGAGAAACGCCTTGTATCCGCCGTGCCGCTTGATGAACGCGCGAATCTCCACCATCTCATCAAGCGGCCCGCCGAACTCTACATCCCAGCTGTCTGATTCAGGATTGAGCCCGTCCCCGGCGGCTTGGACATAGCCGTCCCCTAGCTTCGCCTCGCGTGCGCGCAGCGCCACCTCAGCCACCGGGTCGCCATCCGGCTCCCAGGTGAAAGTCTCAAGTGCCAAGCCTTATCCCCCTCTCGCCTGCCGAAAACTAATTCCACCAGCACGCCATGAATCGGCAATGGCCCTCTCTGCCGCCAGCTTCATCTGGGATTGCATGTTCCGCTGCAGCGCCTGCTGATCAAGCTCCATGCCTTCGTTGCTGCGGTCTTCGATGGTCACGGCAACAGGCGCATTGATCTGCATGCTGGTACCGGTTGCGGCTCCCATCGAGCGCACTCCAAGTGATCCATCTGCGGCGCGAGCAAGTGGAATGATCGCCTCCGGGCCCGCCTCACCCATGAGGCCGGTGCCTTTCGCGAAAGGAAACAGCGTCGGGGAGTCAACAATGGACCCCGAGTAGGCGCTTATTCCGGGACCGTCATAGACCCCGCCCTTGGCGTTCTCGACATAACTACCCTCGCTGAAACCAGTCATCGTTCCGGTTCCGCCTCCGCCAAAGTACGCTCCGGCAGCCGAACTCAGGAGGCTGGTGGCTATGCCGGTCATGGCTTGGCGCGCTGCGATCCTGGCCATATCCGCAAGCACGCTCTTGGTGAAATCAGCAAACGACAGCTTCCCCGTCATCGCGAACTGGACGATGGCGTCTTCCATGCTGTTGAAGGCATTGGTGAAGAGTTGCTCGGTCTGTCCCGAGATGTTGCGCGCGTCATCAAGATAGTTTTCCCACGCCCGGGATGCGCCGTTGGTCCAGTCCCGCTCCGCCTCAAGGCGACGCTGCGTGCCTTCCTCAAGGATGGCGATCTCTTCAGCCTCGGCTTGCCGCAGGGCCTCGATGCGCTCCGCGTACACGTCTCCCGGCAAGGCGTTGGATGTGCCCTGCAGGCGAGCCAGTTCCTCGCGGCGCTTGGCATATTCCCGGGTGAGGCTGTTCAGCTGCTCCAATTCCTGGCGGGCCCGGTCTCCCATACCTATTCCAGCAATGGAAAAGTCCATCGACTGACGCTTGGTCGCCACCTGCTCTTCCACTGCACTGAGCCATTGAAGCTCCTCGGCCTGCTTGCGAATGGCGTCGCTGTTCATCGAGCGCCACAGGGCCTCGGTGGCGTCCTGGTACTTCTGAGAGCTGATCGTGCCGTCAACCAGGGCCTGATCGAGAAGCCTGAAGTCCTCCTCCACTTTGCGCGTCGCGGCATCCATCGGCAAAAGCCGATCGAGAACAGCCAGCAAGGCGTCGGCCTTTTCCTTCTCGCTCTTGGCCGAGTCCCTATTGGATTTCGTAAGGGTTTGATTGGCCTTCTTCTGCGCCTCGATCGCCTTGGCCGCCGCCAATACGGCGTCTTTATCCGCTCTGGTGGCATCGGAATGCTCGCGAATCCAGCGCTCGGCTGCCTTTATCGCGTTACCGTTGTCCTCTAGACCGGCCAGCTGCTTGTTCAGCGTCTTGAGGTATGTTTCGCCTGCCTCGGTCATGCCGGTCTTGGCAGCGTTGTTCTCTCCGGTCGCGCGAGTATTGTCGTCCAGCGCGCCAGTCAGCACTCGAAGCGTTTCGGTGATCTGCGCTGATCTTTGGTCGGCTTCGCTTACCGCGCCAGCTTGGGACAGCCAGGCGTCCAAGGTGGAGGAAGGCAGCTTGAGGCGCTCGGCAACCTCGCGGAGTATCGGCGACAGATCCGCCCCGCTCGAGCGAGCCTCATTCAGCCGATCAATTAAATCGCGGTACTGCTGCAGCTGCTGGCCGTAGCCAGGGGACCGCGCATCGCCTGCCACAACCATGGCATCGCGAAGCGAAGACCCAAGGTCGGCATATGCGTCCTTGACGGACTCCGCAGCCTTGAGCTGTTCTTGCTGCCATTTAACCAGCGCCGCTTCGCGTTGGTCTCTGGCCAAGCCTTGAAATTCTTTGCGCAGGTCTTCAACCGGGCGCCGCAAATCCTCGAGACTGATCCCGGTCTGATCGGCATTATCGCGCAGCAGCAGGAAACTTGCCGCGGCCGTGCCGGCGGCGATTGCGATGCCTGCGGGGCCACCAAGCAGCGCCAGCACACCCGTGGAAGCGGCCCGCAATCCGGTCTGGGCAGTGGCAACTGCTACAGTAGCTGCCGCCTCGCGCTGGCGCGCCTGGGCGAGCTGAATCGACATCTGTGTTTGAACAGCAGTACCCCGTGCGGCTGCAGCCTCCCGGGCGGCCAGGATGGTGGCGGTCTGAGCCTTGCGCTGATCGGCAATCGCCGCCTGCAGGGTAGCGTCGGCCTGGGCGATGCGTGCTGCTCGGTCGGCGATGGCCACCTTTATGCCACGCAGGGTTTCGGCGGTAGCGATTGCTGCTTTGGCGCTATACGCAGCCATTGCCCCGGCCGCCACGCCGCCCACCACCGCCGCGACCACATCGATGTTGTCGGCGACAACTCCCAGCGCGTCAGCCAGCGCTGCCGCTGCGCCCGCGCTTTCCTCCGCACGCCCCAAGTAGACGCCAAGCGCGGTATTGATGTTGACCAGGGCGTCGGTCACCGAGGCGCGCATGCGCTCGGCTGCAGCTCGGTTTGCCTCGACAGTCCGCAGGAAACCCTGGTTGAGGTCGTCGAGCGAAAGCTTGCCCTCAATACCGAGCCGCTTTATTTCTTCAACAGATTGCCCGGTCGCATCTGATAGGGCCTTCACCACAGTGGGCATGGCGTTCAGGATCGAGCGCCACTCCTCGGCGCCCACCCTTCCGGTCATGAGGGTCTTGGAGTAGGCATCAAGGGCGCTGCGAGCCTTGTCTGCGCTCGCAGCGTTCGTCACCAGCAGGTAGCTGAAGCTATCCGTGATATCGAGCGTTTGCTGGGTGTCATAACCCATGCTCTTGATGCTATCTGCAGTCAGCAGGTACAGCTCCTGCGCCTCCTGAAGGGGACGATAGGTCTGCTTTGCAGTCTGGAGCAGGCGCTCCTGCACCAGGTCATATTCACTAGACGAGCCGGTCAGCTCGCGCATGCGGTCGCTCATCTGCCCAACGGCATCGACCTGCTTGATGATGCCGCCAACCAGGCCAGCGCCAGCGATGGCTGCGAACGCGCCACGAATGAGGCTTCCCGCCTGCTGTGCTCCAGCGGCCGTCCTATCAAATGCGGAATCGACCCGGGTGAGTTCGCGGTCGATCTGCCGAGAAGTCCGTACCACCGCCTGATCAGCCGTAGCCAACTCGCGGCGCAACTGTGCCGTGGTGGCCTCGATCTGAATCAGCATCCCTTGAACTTCTTGGTCAGCCATTTACGTCTCTTTCCGCTTCCGCCCGGTCAGCACGGCGCGCAACTTCTCAGCTACGGTCGTGGGCTTGGGCTTGTCTTTGGGTTTCGCCGCGCCGCCGAACGGATTGGTCATCTGCATCCATTCGATCCTGGCGTCGAGCGCGAGCATCAGTTCGGGTATCGGTGTTCGCCATGCCGTCTTCGGCGACCAGCCCAGCCAGCCGGTAGCTACGCCGTACAGGTAGTCGACGTAGCTGCCGCCTTTCACTGCGCTGTGCTGGCCGCCTCGACGTTTCCCTGCTCAGCAACCGACTTCGGAGTCGGGCTCAGCAGCGCGCCCAGGAACGGCATAACCTGCGCGGTTACCTCGCCCACCCCTTCACTGAAGATCTTCTCAGGCAGCGCCTCGGCTTCCTCTTCCTTGAGCCTGGCACCTGCTGCGATGACGTGAGCCAGCGCATCGATGCTCAGCAGCCGGACGGAATCGTAGGCCGGGCGCAGCCCGCCGAAACGGCGCTCGATCTTCAACGCCGCCTCAAGCGTCGGTTTAAGGGTGAATTCCCGGCCACCAATGGCGACCACCACGGTACCGTGAAGGACGTCGTTCATGGTTTCGCCCCTTAGCCTTCAGCAACCGGCAGCAGCTCCAGGATGTCGGAGTTGATGCCGATGGTGATGTTGCGCCGCACGACGTTGTCGGCCGAACCGGGAGCAACGGTGTTATTCATCACCTTGCCCCGGAAGTAGAACGTGGTCGGTTTCAGCGCCGGCGTGGCATCAGGATCACCGTCGTTCAGGGTGATCTTGATGTTGTAGTCGCCCTTACTGCGATCCTTGTGCGCGGTCTTGACCGCCTGCTGGCCTGCATCGCCGTTGTCCAGACCAACGGTCAGCGTGAGGTCGCCAGCATCCGCGGTGCCCTTGTACTTGCGCACCCGGCCGTCCGAAAGCGCAGTGAAAGTCACCGAGCTGAACGTATCGCCGAATTCGCCCAGATCCTCGATCTCACCCACTTCGACATAGGTGTCGGCCTCGTAAGCGGATTGGTCATCTGCGCCGTTTTTGGTGCCAATGCTGAATCGGCAGCCGGCGGCTGTGTTGAGGTTGTCATCGGCCATGGGTAATCCTCCAAAGGCACATTGGTGATAGGCCGCATGGCGGCTGTTTTGGGTAATCAGTGTGTCGTGATGACGCGGAAGGTCACCGCACCCATGTAGGTGCGTCCGTCTGGCTCGCGGTTGCTTTCGGCGCTGACCATGCGCACCGATACGGCACGGCCGTCATCGAGCCGAAGGCGCCTCTCATCCAGCGCATCCGCGATCTCACCGTTGATGCGCTTGACCTCTGCCTGGCCTTGGTAGTCACTCCATACGCTCAGGTAAATCAGCCGCTGCTCGCGCTTTCGACCAGCGATGGGGCTGGTATTGGTGACGCGCTCCGCATCAATAGTCACGTAGGGGTATGGCGTACCCATCGGCACCGCATCGTAGACCGGAACCGACAGCTCGTCGCTCAAGCGCTGGAAGATAGCCTTCTGCAAGGCGAACCCGGGATCAGGCATATCCGCCCCCCTTGGCTGCGCGCCGAAGCGTGTTGTCAATTGCGCCGCGGATGATGACGCGGATGTCGTCTCGGTTCATGTCGATGCTCGGCCTGAGCCAAGGATGGGCCGGCCTGGCCGGTATGTCTGGGTAATAGCCGAAGAAGTTCTGCCCATCGCTCTTGTTGGTCTTGCGGCGATTGCGGTTTCCGGCTCGCTTGCCGCCCTGGTAGCCCTTGGTCCCGTACTCCAGAAACCGAACGTAGAAGAATTCACGCTGGTTCTTTTTCCCAACGATGCCGATGCGAGCATCCAGGCCATTCCTGCTGATCCTGGCCTCAAGGGCAGCAGCCGCCGCACCAGTGTCTCTAGGGATCAACTGCTGCTGGGTAGCCAGCACCAGATCGGCTGCCTCCGCCATGCCTTTCGGCAGGTCGCTTTGCTCCAGGGCCGCGATGCGGCGCAGCACGCCGCGCAGCTTGAAGTCGCCCTTGATTCGCGAGCGGCGTGCCACGATGTCAGCCCTTCGCCTCGGCTTTCGCTCGTGTCTCGGCTTTTGCTTCTGCCGGAACCTCAACGACCAGCTTCCGGGCGATCAAGGACTTGCCTTGCTCAGCGTTGACGGAGAATTCCTCATTCTTCTCTCGATCACCAACGGCGCCGGAGAGCCTTGCCAGTGCTTTGACTTTCATGGATTGTTCCTCGGGGTTGGGGTGACGTTAGAGCACAGCAGCCGCAGCATGCTGGTCTCGTTATCGAGCAGCGCCGCCTCGATCAAGTAGGTAGTGGTGATGCCGAGCCGTGTGTGCAAAAGGCGCCTTCCGACGACAAGGTCAGCGGCGGGGCGAGCCCGTATCTCGGCGCTGATCTGCCCCTGTAGCTGATCTGCCACGGTGGCCACGCGCCCAGAGGGCATGGTGATCTCTGCCCATACCTTGCGTTGATCGACCCACTTCTCGGCGTAACCGCCAGCTCCATCTGGCACTCGCTGGTAGGCCTGAAGGATCGGGCGGTGACGTAGGGGGCCTGCTCTCATATGCCCCACCCGACTCGGTACGGCGTCAACAATGCTTGAGAACCCATCGGCAGATCGGTCGCGATTGTTCCGGTCACCACGTCCTCACGATTGGCGTACAGGTGCCCAAGGATGAGCAGGCACGCTGCGGTTATGGATGGGTTGATGATGATCGGGCGATCACCGGCTGTACCATTAGCTACGGCAGCTTCCATCTCATGGACATCGCCGAAGAATCGACGGTTTAGGTAATGCGCCGCCCGATCCTCTGCCGCCGACAAGAGCGCCACGAGATACGCCTCGTCATCCTCGGGGTCGCGTAGGTGCTCCCGCGCAATGCTCATGTCGATTACAGGCATGGGTCAGTCCTTTCTTTTGGCGGCCGGCTTATCGCCAGTGGCCAGGCCGCGAGCAATCAGCGCATCGGCGTGGCGCTTGGGTACGGTGTAACTCGGCCCACCGCGACGTTTGACCTCGCCTGCGTCCTGGTATGAGCGCAGCGGCCAAATTTCGATTTCGTTACTGGCCTGTTCGACTGGCTTTTCGCTTTTCGGCTCGCCATCCTCCTTGGCGGCAGGACGTCGGGTAGCTTTGGGCTTTTCTTCAGTTTCGGGATTGCTCATTGCACTTTCCTCCTGAAGGCGCCCGCAAGGGGCGCCGGAATTGAAGGCTTAGCCGCCTGCAGCCGCAGTCAGCGCGCCGGTGACGAAGGCCTCGGGACGGTACACGGCGAAGGCCAGGCGCTCTTCTGCGCGGATGGTCACCATGTTCTTCTCGAAGTCGTCAGCGTTCTCGGTGGAAACCAGAATCTCGATATCCATGCGGTCGAAGATCTGAGCGCCGAGGCGGAAGGCGCCGGTGAGGAACTCGTCCTGCTGCATCGCCTGGGTTGCTACCACCGGGCGGTTCCACAGTCGCGCCGCAGTGCCTTCTTGCGGCTGCCCCACGATGTAGCGGCCTTCGCTGTCCTTGGTCAGCTCGATGGCTGCCCAGTCGATGGGGTTCAGCACGATGCCGTCAGACGGGAACTCGGACAGCTCGGCTTGCAGCAGAGCCAGGCGCAGGCGGTCAATGCGCTGCTCACCGGTCACGGCGATGCCGGCCGGCGCGGCGTAGGCCTCTGCCAGAGTGACCAGGCCCTGCAGGTTCGCACCGGCGCCATTGCCGTACAGCAGCTGCTGCTCTTCAACGGTCAGCAGACCATAGCGGGCACGGGCATCGATGTAGCTCTGCAGCGCACGGGCGTCATCCAAGATCTGGCGGCTGGCCTTGAACAGGTGAGCCAGGGTGCGGACAGACGCGGTCACCAGCTCGAACTCCAGCTCGGAGTAAGGCTTGGCGCCACCCTCGGCAACCGGAGCGGCAGAGTTGGTGAAGCCGGTCTCACGCACGTACTCGATGCTGTTGCTATCGGTAGTGCCCGGGGCGATCAGGTCACGGATGGTCAGGCGGCGCTCAGGCGGCATGATGATCTCCTGACGACGATCAGCGCCAACCAGCGCGCCACCAGAGCCGGTCACCGATGTGATTGCCGCGCGAGGCACGGACACCCGGCGCGAGCCGCGGAAGGAAGCGTTGACGCCTTCCATCTGCTCACTGGATACCACCAGTTCGCCAGCAGACTGCTGACGCTCGGACTTGCCGCCACCCTTGCTGGCATTGACGAGCTTCTGCTCGGCCTCCTGCAGACGGGCCTGCAGCTCGCCCTGCTTGGTCAGCATTTCATCGACCTTGGCGCGGGTTTCGGCCTGCATGTCGCCAGATGCCTTGATCTGTTTTTCGACCTGCTCGGCCTGAGCCTTGATCTGGTCACCGATTTTGGTCAGAGAAGCGTTGAGCTCTTTGACCTGTGCGTCGAAGTTTTCGCTAGGCATGTGTGCCTCCAATTTGCGATAGAAGGGTTTTCACCGCATCGATAGATGCGGTCAGGTCAGGAGCGACAGCGCTTGGCGTATCGGTCGGGACAGCGCGCGGCGTGTCCCCGCCAGCAGCGCGAGGCGTGCTGGACTTGAAATTGGCGAAGAGATCGCGGCGCTCGGAGCGAGGAACGCCTGCTTTGGCCAGGGCGACGTCCAGGGCCTTCAGGGCATTGCTCTGCCGGGCTTCTTCGGTGTCGCGCTGGGTGATCTCGTCGGATGACAGCAGGCCGGTTGCCAGGCCGAGTTCGACGGCGCGCTTGCCGCGGATGAAGGTTTCGTCATCCATCATCTCGGCCATGGCCTCGACAGGCTGTTCGCTGGTCTCGGCGTACAAGTCGGCCATAGCGGCGTCGAACTCTTCCATGTCATCTGCCACGTCTCGCAGGTGGTGGCGATTGCCAGCGAGGAAGGTCCAGCAGTTGTGGATCATGAGGAACGCGCTGCTTGCCACCTGGCGTTCGGCGCCGGCGAGGTAGATGACTGAGGCGGCGCTGGCGGCCATGCCGAGTACTTTGGTAGTCACCTTGTGGCTGTGTTCGCGGAGGCGGTTGTAGATGGCGATGCCTTCGAACATATCGCCGCCTGGGCTGTTGATGTAGACGGTGACGTCGCGTTCGCCGATGGCCCGCAGGGCCGCATCGATACGCTTCAGTGTGACGCCTTCGCCGTACCAGTCTTCGCCGATGACGCCATAGACGGTGATGGTGTCCGAGGTGTTCTCAACCGCCGCCTGGATTGCGGGGTTCCATTTCTCGAGCGCGCGCGGGCTCAGCTCGCTGCGCAGGCCGCGAGACTGGATTTTCAGTTTCATGGATTACTCCTTGGGGTCGGCGGTGAGCCAGTTCTGCAGGGCTGCGCGAGCGGCTTGGCCGTCGCTGGTTTGCCCGAGAGCATCGAGCGGTGCGAGGTTGGTTTGAGCGGTGAGCACGTCCGCATTACCGCCGCGGCGCGGCAGATTCTCGCGGACGCGGCAGTCGTCACGGGTGTATATCCCGTTCTGAACCATGGTGCTGTAAAACGACGCACGCGCCTCGCTGTCTGCGCGCAGCAGGCCCTCCAGCGCGAACTCGGCGTAATGGGTTTTGCGCTCTTCAGGTCGTAGCAGCTGCTTGAGCACGGCCTTCTCGATCCGTCGCAACCAGGTGCTGAGCGAGAAGGTCAGGAAGCCGATGACCTGCTGTTCAAGGCCGGAGCCCCAGCTGGTGTTCTTCTCGGTATGGCCAACCATCCAAGGCGGAACGCGGAAGAACCGGCAGACCTCCTCTACGCTCCAGCTGCGCGTTTCGAGCAGCTGTGCGTCGGTTGGGTTGATCCCGATCGACTCTGGCGTCACGCCTTGTTCCAGTACTGGCGACTTGCCCGCGTTCATGGCGCCACTGACGGTTTCGACATACTTGCGGAACTCGTCACGCTGCTCCGGCTTGAGCACGCGATCAACCTTGAACGCAACCGTTGGCATCATGCCGTTCTTGAACGTGCCGTTGGCCGCATCCTCGGCGGAAATGGCCGACCCGATGATGTCGGCACCGTAGCTGATCGGTGACAGCCCGATGCGGCCATCCAGCGAGAACGCTGGGATATGCAGCACTTCATCGGGACGCAGTTCGCGTTCGCCATCGCTGAACGTGTAGTAGTACCGAATGACGCCGTTGTCTGTAACCAGGCGCATCCGGTGAGGCAGCAGGAACGAAAGCGCGATCACCCTCGCGCCAGATCGATGGATCTGGGCGAAAGCGTTACCGCGCAGCAGCATGCTAGCCAGCATGGCTTCCCAGAATTGAACCGGGCTCATGTGCTCATTTGGCGATACAGCCAGCACGTTGTAGAGAGGGTGATCGGTATCGGCGGCGCGACTTCCGTCCGGCATCCTTCGATAGAGTCCGAGCGGTAAGGTGGCGATGGTCTCGGCAATCAGACGCACGCACGCCCATACGGCTGACACTCGCATGGCGGTATCAACGCTGACGCTTTTGCCGGAACTCGACTGGCCGCCGATGAGCTGCCCCCAGAACGCGCCGTCAGTCAGGCGAATCGTTTTGCCGAGCCAGCTCCCTAGGCTCGCCGATGGCCGTGTTGCCGATCTCGATAGGGCTTGGAACAGAGGCTTACTCATTGGTCATACCCCTGCGGATGAACCCGGCGATGCAGAACATTGAGGCGGCGCCTGCGATCAGCGCCCACGCGGTACCGGCGAGCATCCAGACGCCCGCGCACAGCAGGCCGAAGCCGGCCAGGGATGCCAGCAGAAAAGCAGTCAGTGCGCTCATGCGATGATGGGGTTCCGAATTGCATAGAAGAAATCGTCGTCAGAGGATTCCGGTACTGATTCACTCACCGCGGCAACCGCCATTGCTAGCGCGACCATGCCATCGATGCGGCCCGTCGCCTTTGACTTGGTGAACTTGCGCCCACCGGCCGGATCGGTCACCGCAACAGCGTTCGCGGCGCACATTGTCAGCACTGGCTGATTACCATGGCGCAGCTTGTGTCCGAGTAGCCGGGTCTCTAGCTCGCGTAGCGCCGGGCTCATCGAGACGAAGCCCTGGCCGAACTCCTTGAACCGGTCCAGTTCCTCTTCACTGAACCCGACCCGCTCCAGCCACGGCCTGAGAAAGCGCATGTTGTAGCGGTCGAAGTTCAGGATTCGCACGTCGTATCGATCAAACAGATCGCGCAGGTAGTGAGCGATAAATTCGTACTCAATCGCTCGCCCTGGGCAGGTCTGCAGGTAGCCATCTCGCGCCCACTGATCGTATGGCACCCGGTCATTGCGGGACTTTTCGGCCAAACCCTCTTCGGGCAGCCAGAACGTCGACTCAACGTCGCCTTCGTCCGATACAAGCACCAAGGCGGTGAGGTCGTTCACGCTAGAAAGGTCGAGTCCGCCATATACCGGCTTTCCTTCCAGGCTGTCTGGCTGATCACCGTTGGTTTGCCAGATCGAACGACTTACAAACGGGCTGCGGGCCTCGACCCGCTGATTCAGAATCAGATTTCGGAAAGCGGGCTCACGGCTCGGCAGACGCTTGGCGTCCGAGGCCTGCCGCAGCACCTCGTCCTTGTTCATGAAGTCGTCGAAGTGGGGGTTCGCTGCCCTGATCGCCTCCTCGCTGAATGGGTCCAGATCAAGCGGGGCCGTGCACAGCTCGACCTTGTTCCGCGGATCTGCACCGGTCAGTGCGTCATCGATCAACAGGCTCAGCAGATCGGCATCGGTTGGCGCCTGGGTGCTGATGATGATCGATAGCGGATTTTCCTGCGCTGCCGATGCGGTCTCAAGCGCTTCGTACAGCTGCGAGCGGGGGCCGATTACCTGCCCTAGTTCGTCGTGAATGATCAATGTCGGACTCAGGCCGAACTTCGTCGCAGCATCAGCTGAGAGCGCCTTGTAGAAGGTGCCCAGATCGCCGCACAACAACTCCTTCGCCGTGTCCCGTATGTTGACGTACTGGGACAGGTCTGGACTCATGCGCACGACCTTTGCTGCCAGCTCGAACAGGATGGCTGCTTGATCGCGAGATTGAGCTGCACTGTACAGCTGGGAGTTCGGCCTGGCCTCTGGACCACACAGATGCAGCAGTACGATGAAAGCAGAGAGCGCGGTCTTGGCGTTCTTGCGAGCCATGCTCAGGATGAACACGCGGGTCGGGCTGTCGTAGATCCGCTTGATCCATTTGCGCTGGTGCTTGGTCAGCTTTACGCGCTGGCCAACCAGTTTACCTTCTGGAATGCAGCAGAAGCTCTCAATCCATTCAGCGTTGCGCTCGCCTCTGGTCAGTCGTTTTCGACTTGCCATGGTTTGCGCCCCTTATTGCCCCTGCTCGCCGTATTGGCGGACTTGGCGTTGTACAGACTTTGCTGAGTGAGGCGCATCGAGCGGAGCAAGGCATTGATTGCCCGCGTCTCACGCTCCATCATTGCGCCGAGCTTATCGAACCGCTTCATGCCCTCGTCGTCCACCAGCCACGCCGGGTCGAACTCTTCCAGTTGCTGAGCGATCAGGTCGGACTGAACCTTGTGCCGGCAGTACTGCACCAGCATCGCGGCATTCTCAGGGCCGAACCAATCTGCGGGCCTGGAGTTGATCACCGATACCCACTCGGCCTTCTGTGCCGGCGTAAGGGTTGACGGTGGAGCCAGCCGCGAATCGATTCCCGTTGTGCCCGCGACCTTCAGCGAGGCGACAGACTTTCTGCCTCGTTCGGCCATTTGATTACCTCAAACTATTGAAAATTGTTGCGCTTTATGAAGAAAGAGGGGCCGAACCGGTCTAGCTACCGAAAGACCTGTACTTTCGACCCACCCTCCCCCTCCATACGATAGGCACAGACTATCGATGCCAGTGGCTGCCAGGATCGAGCGGGACCCCTGACGCATCACACCCAGGCAGCACGCCAGTCCGCTCGAACTGCTGCTTCGTGCGGTCATGACAGGGCTTACAGAGGCTGTCGAGGTTGGTCGCATCGAAGAACAGCGACTCATCTCCCTTATGGGGTTTCCGATGGTCAACAACGCTGGCAGCGGTGATCCTTCCGAGTGCGTGGCACAGCTTGCACAACGGCTCTGCCTGTAGCTGATGCCATCTGAGCCGATGCCATGCCTTGGTGTTGTACAGGTGGTGCCAAGGGGAGCTGCTAGCCATCCTTCCTCCTCAGCCACTCGCTCAACCGAACCCCCCGGTAGTCGTCGTGGTCGTCGCTCATCCCCGCCTCCGCTCCCTTCCATCCCACCCATACGGATGACGAAGGACCTTGGAGAGGTTGCCGCCGCAGCGCATCAGCGAAGCAGTCAGCACGGCCAGCAGCAGCACCATCGGCCATGCCTTGACTGGCACCACCAGCTCACCAGCGAGAATGTAGATCACCGTCGCACCGCAGCAGGCCATGATCAGCGCCGCCATGATCGAGACATCGCGTCGGAACGTGGCGTCTCCGCGGCGGTAGGTGAACATCCGAACGAACATCACGGCACTTAACGCCATGGTGACGTGCGTGAGGATCAGGCTATCCATTGGCGCCCTCCATGCCCCGGCGTTGCCTGATAGCGGCCAGGGTGACGGTGATGACCAGTGCCGAGGAAATGAAAGCCGCTGGGCCTGGGAGATTCAGCGGCCCGAAGCCGAACAGCTCAGCGCTGGCCAGCGCCGGCGCGAACATCACGCCCATTACGAAACTGATCACTAAGAACATCAAGCGCCGCCAGATTGGCAGCTCCTGCGTTGTGGTGAAGAACAGCAGAGCACCGCACAGCGACCCCACCAGCGCTTCATGGGTCACCCCGGCCATCACGCCAGCTAGGCCTGCCCCGGCAATGCCGACAGCAAGCGCGCCGGTTGATGTTGGCTCGGCCATTCGTGGCTCCAGGAATAAAACGCCCGGGGAGTTCGGGCAAAACAATCAGGCTCCTCGATGTGCATCAGTCCGCTCGGAGCTGGGAAGAAGACACGGGAGCCAGAAACGACGAAGCCCCGACCAGATTGCTCTGTGCCGGGGCTTCATTTGTCTGTTATCGATCCTCAACGCGCAAATCGGTCAGGATGGGAAGAATTCTGATGGATTGATGGCTGTGCTGTCAAGCTGCCATTTCGATCAAAATTCCCTCCGCCCGAAGAATGCCTTCTGCCTCCGCCAGTGCCTCTTTCACCATCTCATCCACCACCTTGTGGATGTTTCGCCTCCACTCTCGCCGGGTTGACTCAGGCCGCCCTTCCGACTCCCAGTTGTCCATGCTGTAGAACCAATCCTCGAGAACGATCATGTCGGTCGATCGCTTACCTTGCACACCCTTCAGCTTCGGGATTGCCCATGTGTAGACGGCCATTCCGAGGAACCGGCGCGGCGCAGGCGTGGCGATCAACGGGATCAGCGCCTCAATGGCGTCCCGCTTCTTCTGGCGGTGCGTGCTGTACTTTGCCGCCAGCGCATTCCAGTGGCGCGGAATCAGCTGGCTATGCAGCCGGGCATATACCCAGCAGTCGGCATCCATGCGGGTGATGCCCTTCTCGCCGGATGACCGCATCAGGCTTTCCAGGCTGCCACCTTCCGCGTATCCGGGGCGGTACAGCTTCTGCCAGGCCTGCTTGCTGGTGTTGTCGATGGCCTCGGCGGCCAGAGCGGAAACCACTGCGGCGAGTGTGCTGGTGTAGATCATGCGGATTCCCCTTGAATACGAACGCGGACTTCCCCGCCCTTCACGGTTTCCCGGCTGATCCGTAGCTGGGTGATGAATCGGTTGTCGTCGATGCCCAGGGCGTCCGCCACGCCGTCACGAAGCGCCTTGCATGAGGCCAACAGGTTGTCGTCGTCGCGCTTGCGGCGATCGGGCGGCACGAACTCCAGGGCGAAAAGGATCTCGTCGGCCAGCGGCGCCGCGATGCCGGCCTTCTTCGTCAGCAGGTAGCATTCGGACCGGTACTGCTTCGCCGCCTTGCTCTTCTTGGCCCAGTGCACCCTGGCGTTCGGGCTCAGTTCTTTGGGCGGCCATGGCAGAACGATTACTCCACTTCCGCATCGAGCCATATCCGCCGCGCCGTCTCCAGCGCCTCGGCTTCCGTCATCCTGGCTCCGACCATCGCGAACGGCTTCCGGCCCGGCAGACTGACCGACCAGCAGGCTTTTGCAGGCGCAGCCGAACGGCTCGTCTCGGTCGATCCAGCACTGTCCGCAGATAGCGTCATCACCTAGCCTCGCCTGTACGTCGATTCGAGAGAGCTTCATGCGCTTGCCAGCCCACTTAGTGCTTCGGCCTTCAGTGCGGCATAGGCCACGCAATCCTCGGCGCTGTCGGCGTGGTAGGTCGGGTTCTGCCACTGCCGCACGTCCTTGAGGACCTGCAACAATAGCCAGCCCTCGGCCTCGGTTAGGTTTCGGCCAGTGATAGCATTGAACGCCTCGACGGTGCGCCACATGGAGCGCTCGCCATCCTGGGCGTCGTACTGCTTGCCGCGCTCTTCCATCAGGGCTTGGGCTTTACCTAGGAACTCGTGGGCTTTCATTGCGGCTTCCTTGTGGCTCTGTTGTTTGCGATCAGTGGTATCTGGCCGGGCTTTAGCGGCCATGGGTGTTCCTTGCGGCAGTCGTGGCAGTACAGGGTCTGCCGTAGGCTGTAGCCGGTGGTCTTGTGGGTGGCGTCGATGGGGCAGGTCTTCACGCGGCCCCCTTTACGGTCAGCAGTCCCTCGCGGAACCAGATCAGTTGTGTTTCGGCCAGGGCGCGCAGGAGATCGCCCTCACCTACTTCGGCGCCTCGGACGCGGCCATCGATTGCGTCGTGGCAAGCGCTGCAGGCGAACACTGCGATCAGGTCCGGGCTTTTCATCCCTACGCCTCGGCTGCCGCATGGCAGATGGGCCAGAACGGTGGTTTCCGGGTTGAAGTTGCAGATGCCAGGCAGCCGAACGGTGCAGTCCCGGCCCCTGGCGCTGTCGCGCAGCTTCTTGGAGACGATTCGGGTCATGCCGCCACCTCCCCAAGCAGATCACCAAAGAACACGCCGCGCCGGGTGAACTCGTCGACGATGCGATCGGTGTAGGCGATGCCCTGGGCGCGATTGAACAGGCGCGTCACCGGGAAGCCGTCAGGTCCGAAGATCGAACAAGGCCCCATCAGCTCCAGCTTCTGCTCATACTCCAGGTGCAGGAACATCCGGCTCCAGCCGTCGCGGAAATCAGCGTCGGCGGCCCGCATGATCGGTACGCCGAAGTGGAGCTTGCAGTACCGGCGCGCGTCTTCGGTGTCGCCGATCTGTGTCATCTGCGCGATGCGCTCGTACAGCGCAAACCAGAGGGCGTTCTGGTCAAGGGTGCGGTCTTTCCCGGGGCGAAGGCTGACCACGACGTACTTCTTGTCGCGGTACATGGCGGTCAGCCGGGTGATGGCCTCGGAGAGCCTGGCGGCGCTGTTGACGGAGATTCGATCAGCCATCTATGCGGCCTCCCCGCCCAGCCCGAACCAGAAACTCCAGAGTCGCGCAGGCGCCAATGGCGATCAGCCAGGCGAGTGCGATGATTGGGGCGGTCATTGCGAACCTCCCATCATCGAGCGCGCAGACTTGCGCATCGGGCGCACGTTGGTCTGGGGCTCGTCATCGTCCCGGCGCTGGGCGCAGGAGACGAAGCGGGCGAAGTCACCTTGGAACTGGAGAAGACAGAAGCCCGGCTTGGCGTGACGGCACTTAACAACGTCGATTTCAGTGATACCGTTCTGACCTTGCTCAGTCGCCATGTCGCGGTGGGCCATGATGATCATGTCGGCGTCTTGCTCAATCTCGCCGGAGTCGCGCAGGTCGCTCATCTTCGGCTTGCTGTCGGCGCGGGATTCGATGCTGCGATTTAGCTGTGCAAGAGCAACGATGGGTACACCCAGCTCCTTGGCCAGCGCCTTTAGTCCGCGACTGATTGCGCCAAGCTCTTGGTTCCGGTTCTGGTGCTTTCCGTTTTGCTCGGTGGCGATCAGGCCCAGGTAATCGATCACGATCACGTCTAGCGGCTTGGCGCGGTGCTGGAAGCGGGCGATTGAGCAGATGCGGGAGAAGGTCAGCGCCGGCTTGTCGCAGATGCGGACGTCTGCCATGGCGATGCGGTTTACTGCCGCGTTCATGCGCGTGCAGGCGTCATCGTCATCAAGCGCCTTGCCGGTGTCGATCAGGCTTTGGCTGACGTTCGAAAGAGACGCCAAGGATCGCTTGGCGAGTTCAGACCTCTCCATCTCAAGAGAAAAGATCAGCGCACTGCCGCCCTTGCGGACAGCAACCTCATCAGCAAGGCCGACCCCTAGAACGGTCTTGCCGGTTCCGGGGCGGCCAGCGATGATCGCCAAGTTGCCCGGGCGAAGACCTTCGATAACGCGATCAAGGTCGGGCAGATTGAATTTTAGGCCGACAACCTTCTCGCCCTTCCAGCGCGATTCCATGTCATCGAATACAGGCATCAGCGCCTCGCGCAGAGTCACCACGTCCGGCCGCTCGTCGTGCGACGACAGTCCCATGGTGATCTGCTGGGCTTGAGCAATCTGCTCAACGATCTTGCCGCGCTGCTGGGCCAGTTCCATCAACTCCTGACCGGCCTGGTACAACTGGCGGGCCCTGGAGCGCTCAAGAACGATGCGGGCGTAGTGCACGGCGTTAGCGTCACTGGCGACCTTCGACCACAACTCTCCGGCATAGGCCATGGTCGCGTCGCCGCTCGGCAGCTCAGGACGAATCTCGGCCAGCGACAATGGGTCTGGCACGATCTTTTTCGAGTGACAGGACAGGATCAGGGTGTACAGCGCAGAGTTGTCAGCGTCGGAAAAGTCGTTCAGCGCAAGGAATGATCCGACTGTCTCGCAGAGGTCCGGCCGCTTCATCAAGGCGCCCAGCACGCCGTGCTCGGCTTCCATTGCGATCAGGGGGCGTTCATGCTGCATCGTATTTGCCCTCCATGAATCGCTGAATTTTGCTGGCAGTGGTCAGGAACTCGAAGTCTGCTTTCCAGCCGCGGTTGTTGATGCCAAGCATGAATGGGCAATCAAGAACGTCGTTGAACAATCCTTCCCAGAACTCCAGACCTCCCTCTCGAACCGGGAATCGGCCATCAAGCTTCAGGTTGTAGGCTGCACGGATATGCTTGCGGTGCGCTTCTGTCACGCCCATGCAGCGTTTCAGTGTGCCGCCAAGGATGGCGTTGTACTGCGCCCGGATTTGTTCGTAGGGGATGCGATCAATCTGGTGCAGTGTGGCCGTTGGCTGCTGAGCGATCGGCTGAGCAGGCGTCGAGGCGGCAGCGTCGACATGCTCTTCTTCAGGAATCAGAGAATCAGGAATCAGAGAATCAGCAGGATTTCCACCGTCCTGCTCCTGATCCTTAACCGTTATTTCACCGTTAACCGCCGTTCTTTTCTCGTCTGCCTCTTTTGATTCGGCGTTATGCTCCGCTGGGATAACTGATGCTTTCTCGGTGTGATGCGGGTTTTGATGCTTCGCCCAGTTCACGATCTGGATGGCCTTCACGCCGTCCTTCTCGTAGCGCCGAATGAAGCCCATCGACTCAAGGCCGGAAAGCATCGAGTCGATATCAATGCTGTCTGCTGGGAACAGCGCCATCTTGATTCGCTTCGGTCGATCTTCTAGGCGGCCGGCTTTGTCTGCCTCTGTCCAAAGACCAATGAACAGCAGGCGCGTGGCGAAATCGAGTTCAACGAGAAGTTCGTTGGCAAAAAAACCGGGCTTAATATTTCTTGCTCTAGCCATTTGCAACGGCCTCCATTTCCGCCCGGAACTCTGTCCAGTTGCGGACTTCCTTGGCGTAGTCGATGAGTTCTTCAACATCCAAGCCAGCCGCTACAGCGTCCTGCATCAGCTTCATCACCTGCTTTTCGTTGACATAGATTCGGTTGCGGAGGATTCCGCGGGCGTAGCGCAGCCGCTGGGCTGCCTCTGGCAGGCGTTTCACTGCGCAGATTTTTGGAATACTGAAAAAGAAGGACTGAATGTCTTCTTGGTCTGGAGAAGGAGGAAGCTTTTCGTCAGCGATCTCCGCTGCACACATGATCTCTTCGAAGCTGTACTTCTTGAGCCATTTTCGTACGTTGCTTTTGCCGGCCTCGTTCACCGTATTGCCTGGAATGAACTGCTCAATACGGGCTGCCGTCTCGTCGACCAGCTCTTCATTCAGGCCAGCCAGAGAGTCACGCCAGGCGAGCATCATTTCCAGTTGCTCGCGTCGCTCGTTGAGCTCTTCAAGCTGCGCGCGCTGCTTGTCCAGCGATGCGGTATCGGTCAGAAGTCGATCTGATTTACCGGCGTTACAGGCAACGCATGCGGTCAGGAGATTGATGATCTCGTTATCGCCGCCTTTGCTGACTGGGTTGATGTGATCAATATGGAGAATGGCATCGGGTGCCTTTGCCCCACAGTACTGACAGGTGAAGTTGTCGCGTTTGAAGACCTCAAAACGGACAGACTTGCGAATAGCTTCGCGCTTACTCATACTGAATAGGTCCTTGATTTTGATGTTGCTCTACTCCGCGCTTCTCGGCTGCCACCGAGTCACGCAACGAAAGCCGCAGGAACTGCAAACACAGTCCTGCGGTTTTTTGCTTTCTGGCTTTCGTGACACAGCCGCGAACCATGCCGGCCGCAGTCACTGCCATGTCCCGATACTCTTCACGCGAGGCAGCGGGAATCCCCTCCTCGGCGCCCATACCGGACAGAACGCGATCCAGTACGCTGTTGATGTGCTGTGCATTACTCATCGCGTTTCCATCCATTCCTGGTACTGGATAAACCCCCAGCACCACCGTCCCGATTTCTCCGCCCTGCCCTGGTTCCTAGAATGGGAACCATGGAAACCACTGACAGGGATGTCGCTATGCAAACTTGCTCGCGTGGCTTACACGGCCGACTTAGGCCGCTTGGCTCTTCGGCTGCTGGGATGGGAACGGCCTCAACTCTTCGGCCGTGTATGTCCCGTCGGTATGCGCGATGACGTAAATCTCACGACCGACACGAAGCGCTTTGTTCAAAGCTCCCTGGGTAAGCCCAAGGGCCTTAGCAGCCTGCGTTTGGCCTTGGGCCTGAGCGAACTCTTTAAGAGGAATGCGGCGCATTGCTCTGCTCTCCTGATTTTGTTCCGCCTCAGGATATCTCTTTTGGAGATACAGAACAACTCCAGTGGAGATAGGCAGATATTTCCTCCGGGAATAGAATTCGAAGATGAAAAAAGACCGACGCCCTTTGCAGGATTGGGAAAAGCAGGAGTGCGCTTCGCTAAAGGCGGAGTTCCTTGCTTACAACCTTTCGCCGCCCAATGGAAAAAAGCTGACCCAGGAAGAAGCTGCGCACGCTCTAGGCATGAGTCAGGGCACGCTCAGCAGCCACCTGAACGGGTATCGCGCCCTCAATAAGGAGATGGCTGCGACCATGGCAAAAATGCTCGGCATTCCGGTCTCAAGGTTTAGCAAAAGGCTTGCTGATGAGATTCAGTCGATGTCCGAAGCTGCACGGCTTGATGAGTCGCCAGCGGAAAATGCCAGTGCCGCCGATCTGATCCTGGACATGCTCGCGAAGAGCGGGAAAGGGCTGAGTGACGAAGCACGACAGCAGATAGCCCAGGCGGCGGCTGCGCCTTCCGGAGTCGTGCCAGCTGCGTCATCCCACAACGTCATCTCACACGACTTCTCCGGCCTGCGCGCACGCCCCGAAGAGATCCTGATTCCTCAGTACGATGTGCGCGGCGCCATGGGCCACGGCCAGGTGCCGGCCGACTACAACGAGGCGATTCGGAACCTGGTCATTCGCGAGGATGTGCTCCGCGAGAAAGGCGTCACGTACACCTCACCCGAGGCGCTGGCCATGATCACTGGCTGGGGTCAGAGCATGGAAGGCACGATCAACGACAAGGACCCGGTCATCGTCGACCGCGGCGTCACCGAGTTCATCGGCGAAGGCGTGTACGTGCTGACCTGGCATGGCCTGCTGTACATCAAGCGCGTTCAGCAGAAGGATGCCGACCACTTTTGGCTGATCTCGGACAACCCGAACAATAAGGACCTGGAAGCACGGATCGATGACGTGACGATCCATGCGAAGGTGCTGCTGGTGTGGAATGCGCGAAAGGTATAGGCGCGGCGGGGCGATGTGAGTAGTGGCCGGCGATCTTGGGTGCCGTGAGGCTTGAATCCATTGAGCAGCAGGCTCAGAGCAAGGGAATCGCCGATGCCTGAACGCATTACGGCTAAAGAAATCATAAGGCAAAGCGACCAAGGGCTTTCGGTGAGGCCTTTTATCGTTCGCGCAGATGATGGCCGCACGTACTTCGTGAAGGGCTTTAACCGTGCCGGAGGTCCATCGCTGATATCAGAGGTGATCGCAGCAGAGATAGGTAGGCATCTCAACCTTCCGATACCCGGCTGGAAGATCATGGATATCCCACAGGCGCTGCTCGATTTCAGCGCTATGGATAACGTGCAGGATCTTGGTGGTGGCCCAGCGTTCGCGTCACTCCAGGTGGAGAATGCGTCCGACTTGATGTGGTCTCACCTTGCTTCTATTCCTGTTGAGCTGCAGCGCAAGGTGCTAATGTTTGATTGGCTGCTGCTGAATGGCGATCGCATCCTTGGTGAGTCTGGAGCCGGGAATGTGAACCTGCTGATAGATCCGAAAGGTGAGATGGTGGTCATTGACCACAATGCAGCTTTCGAGCGTGAGCTAACTCATCGCGAGGTGGTGGAATTTCACGTCTTTCGCGCTCAGATTGGCTTTCATCAAGCGGATATGCTCGCTCGTCTGGAATACATGCCGCTGCTTGACGCGGCTATCGCCGATTGGGATAGGATCACCTCCCTTTTGCCGGAAGAATGGATTTTCCGCGACGCGGATCAGATCGACGAAACCGAACCCACCTTGCAGGAAAGGCTCCAGATACTGGAAAGGTTCAAGACAGAACAATTCTGGGGGCAGCTATGACCTACGTATGTAACTACTCGATTCTCAGGTTTCTTCCTTATCCGGAAACGGGTGAGTTCGTGAACATTGGAATCGTGCTGCTCGCAAGCAATGGTGAATTTCGGTACAAGATTGCCCCGACCCGCCAGCGCGTAACCCGATTTTTCCCAACGCTGGACTACAAAGTCTACCTGCGCGCACGCAATGAGGTTGACCAAGAGTTCGCGCGCCTCTCTGGTTTTTTTGCAAAGCATCGCCAAGATATGAGCGTGCTCACCAGCACCTTCCGGCACCTGATACATCCCCGTGAGACCATGATGCGGTTCAGTGCGCCTGGCACCATCACTACCGACAACACAAGCGAAGAGCTTGAGGCGTTATTTGAGCATTACGTGAATCATAGCTTTGCGACCAAGGAGTATCAGGAGAAGGTTCTGGAAAGGCAGCTTGGTCAATTGCTTACCGCCTCTAATCTAAAACAGCGGTACACCGAGCAAAGGCTCGGAAACAGTGATTACGACGTTAGGTTTCCGTTCGTAATGATGGATGAAGCCGCTGTTATTCAAGCTATCAAGCCTGTATTCCTCGGGCAGAATGAGCCCGGAAAGATTTATGAGCACGGCGATGCATGGGTTTCCAAGGTTCGTCGGCTCCAAAGCGCTCAGAAGCTTGCATTGGACACGTTATTCATAGCGGAGCCGCCTGGCACTTCTGCGCCGAAGCTGCTGAAGGCGTATAACGAAGTAACTGATGAGCTGGTCGGCTACCTTGGTGTTCGGGTAGTTCGTTCCGACTTGCCGAATGGCCAGCTAGTACATGAAATCAGAAGGGGAATTCCCGACACTCGTCATTGAGAAGCTGCCCGGCCAAGCGCCGGGCTTTTCACATGCGCACGGAGGCGCCATGTACCGCATCACCCTCGCCCTTCTGCTGATCTCCTCCCCCGCCCTCGCCGCCACCCTGGAATGCAAGGTCACCGGCATATCTGACGGCGACACCATCTCCTGCTTCGATCCAGAGCGCCGCAAGCTCGAGAAGATCCGCCTGCGCGGTATCGACGCGCCCGAACGCAAGCAGCCCTTCGGCACCCGATCTCAGCAGCACCTGTCCGACTTAGCCTACGGCAAGACAGCGACCATCCACTGGACCAAGCGGGACCGCTGGAAGCGCATCATCGGCGCTGTATGGGTCGAGCCTGCCGACTGCCCCGGCTGCGGCCACACGCTCGATGCAGGCCGCGCACAGCTCGCCAGCGGCATGGCCTGGTGGTACGAGCACTACGCCAGGGAGCAGCCCCTGGAAGAACGCCACGCCTACGAGTTCGAGCAGGATGAAGCCAAAGCCCGATCCGTTGGCCTGTGGCGCGATCCTCAGCCGATCCCGCCTTGGGACTGGCGGCGCGGCAAGCGCTGATCAAAAAGGCGCCGCGACCTCTTCCAGCGGCTCCACCTCTCGATCATCAACCACTACATCCTCTTCGACCCGGCGCTCCCACTCCAGCGTGACGGTGCCGTCATCGTTGCACGTCATGTTCAGCCCGTCCGTTTCGCCCAGCATTTCCATTACCGCATTCCATGCATCCTCTGGATCGTCATCCAAGCGGTGAATCGTCACCCTCCTCCCCAGCTGCGCAATTGGCGAGTTGATCATCGCCGACACTCGCAGCCCTAGCCGCTCCGCTGGGCTCGGCTTCCGAGCCTCCTGCATTCCCTTCTGCCTTGCCATTTGAACCTCCAAACTACTGGACGTGCGTACAGTATTCGCAACGGAATTAAACCTCAACCCCGTTTCGCTATCTCCATTTCCAATAAAAATATCTCCATTGGAGTTGACACGAATATTTCCATGGGAGATAGTTCACCCATCGACGCAGCACACCGCGCCGACAGGCCGAGAGGCCTCGGGCAACCGGAACGCTCTTTAACAACCTAGTGCACCACTCAGTCCCGACAGGTACGGCGAAAGCCGACAGCCTGAGCGATGGTGGCTAAACCGACTGATACGCCAGTGAATCTGGCCCACGCATGGCTCTGGTGACCATGCCGGCTCGACCTGTTGATGCATCTGGAATCAGCAGCAACCGAGACGCGCAGTTAGCACTCCCTGCCGGAGCCAAGATGAGGCGCAGGACCGGCACAGTGCGAAGCGGCGAGATTGAGCCCAGCCGGAGGTGGCCTTGAAACACCGGCCTGACAGCCAGATGAAAGAAAGCGCAATAGCCCAGTAGGTGAGCGCGAGTAGGACAATGGCCCGATTATTCGGGCCTGACGTTCTCCAAGCAGCCTTGAGAGCAGGGCCGCTCGGAGAGCAGGTCAGTTTGTGCGACGACCAGTGCCATAACTGCCAGAGACCTTCTGGGGTCGAATCTGACGAATCTTAGAGATGGTATGAACCCTTTCTATAGCGAGCAGCTGTTCCAGTTCGCGTAGCTGTCGTAGCAGGCCAACCTGGCGGCACTCTGGGGTCTCGGTAATTCTGGCATTTACGGAGTCGATGGCTCGTTGAATCCTGTCGATCCTAGTGCCAGATGCTTTCTGATACTGGGCAGCAAGCTTCGCCTCTTTCGCTTCACGCTTGCGCAGCTTATGCGCCCTTAGGCAGGAGGCGCAGACCCACCGCCTGCGGTCTTTCTTCGGCTCGATGGCATAGGTGGTGCTGCATTCTGCGCAGCATTTCCGGATCAAATCCGGAGGGAGGCGTTGAGGTCGCTCTCCACTCAGGTTGCGCCTCGCAACCTCCTCAATAGCTTTGACTGACTCATCGCTAAATGCCGCAGGAGCCAGCGGCCGCTTTGGCTTTGCTTCTGAAATTTGGTCTTTCAGCTTCTGCAGAACAGCAAGACTTTTGGCATCCATAGGCACCTCCCTGTGTGCCCGAACATTATCAGACCGCACCGGAACTGGTCATCACCGAACCGAGAGGATGACCCGGACGGCGTAGCGAGAGGAAAGCATCACTGAAGCGCCTGCCAACGCGGGCGCTTTGGGATGACAACCGGAGAAACAACCATGAGCACATACGCAGTCTTCGGAATGACAGAGCGCTTCGCCCGAGAAGAGGCTCGCAAGAAAACGCCGACGTCGAGTGGAAAGCGCGAGCTGACCATGGACGAGTGGGCGGAAAAGGTGGAGCAGAGAGTGGCCCGAGTGATGGCCGGCAAGCGGGTGGTGCAGTTGAGCGGCATGTTCGACGCACCCCAGTTTGCCGAGCAGTTCATCAGGCTGATGCAGAATGATTCTGCGGCCCGCCGCGATATCTGCATCAGGGCCCGCGTGAGGGTTGCAGCTGAATCCAAGAAAAAGACCAAAAGGCCCTACCAGTTGAAATGGCAGGAAGTCGCATAACAAGGAACCCCTACATGGACACGATCCAGATAGACGGATGGCAAGGACGCCTCGGCCAAGGCCTTGCCCCTCGGCAGCTGCTGGCCACGATCTACGCGGCGAAGGATATGACGATGAAGGAGATAGCTCGCTGCATGGATTGCGCGCCTTCGACGGCCAAAAAGACTCTCGATCGAGCGAGATTCAATCTAAGCGAAGACGATCGCCCAATTCGCACGGTCCGCGGGCTGTGCCTTGAGGCTGTTAAGCGCGGGATCATCGCCCCGCTAATGGTTGCCCTGCTGGTAGGCGGAGAGCACTCCCAGATACGCCCCATACGCCGTCCAGACGCACCCCGGCAGCAGACGCTGACAAGGGTTAAGCGAGTGGATGAGGTGGAGTTGGTGGCTTAACCGAATTAGAGGTCAGTCAAATGAACGTAGCAGTTAAAACCTTATTTAAATCAGAGACCTTCTTCCTCACTGCCACCATGGATGCACTGCAAATCATCGCCGAGTCAAATGGCCGTCAAATGAGCGACGCGGTAACAGCATTCAAGCTTCGCGTTCCCGCCGTTGTTGAGCAGGTCGAAAAACTGGTGCGCCAGGCGGCTGAAGACATGGTCTCGGCGCTGGATCAGCCAGCACGGAATGTCTAGCGGTTAGACATTTCGCCGTCTTTTAGACATTCGGGAGGATGCCATGACTCGAGAAGAAGCGTTCGCCACTATCGCAAAGCTAGCCGAAGAGCACGCCCTTATCGGCAAGGCTGGCGGGGGCGTCATCACAATCATCCACCCACAAACACAGCGCCAGTTCGGCATTGAGGCAAAGTGCCTGTACATGGCCGGGCGGGGCGAGTACCCAGAATCAGCCGGCATCACGGTAAAGCCATGACCCTAGACGCCAAGCTCGCCCTCTGCTGGCTATCGCTGGCCGTGGTTGTGGCTATAGCGAACCTTTTACCCATCAGCACAAATAAATCGGAATTTCCGAATTTTCTGGAGGCGTCCGCAATGGGCAGCGTTTGCAAATCATGCGGAACAACCCACCCAAGCGATGCGGCTACGGCAATTGGGAGATTCAGCCCTGAAGGCCCGGCAGGTTATGTCGCAAGCGTGCCAGGCGCAGCAGTTCGAGCTGACCGGAAAGCGGCTGAGCAAGACTACTGCGCTCATATGCGCACCCATCAGCACATAGGAGGATGAGATGAAGTATGCAGAGGCAAAAGAATGGGCGCATGTGCGTTCTGCTATCCGCAGGACAAGCAAGCCGCTGATCAAATACTGGAAAAACCACCCGGTCCCTTTTGACAATCGCGTGCCGGCAGAGGATCAGCTCGCTGACGACTGGGAAGAATACGACCCGCGCGACCATGCGGAATGCTCTGCATACAACGAACTCCCGGCATGAGATAGGCGCATAGGAGGATGAGATGGACAGTTATAAATCCTACGAAATCGCAAGGGCTGCGACCTGGAACGCCCGCAAGTGGTACGAAATGCGGCTGAAGCGGGACTCACAAGACAGCACGCCATTCAGGGTATGCAAGGCAGCCGTCAGCCTCACCATGTACGGCCAGGATTACGCCGGCGCCAAGAACTACCACGACTCTCCAAAAGAGCTGAACGACGCTTTGGCAAAGGTGCTGATCGAGCGCTGGGAAGAGCTAGCCCAGGCGGCTATCGCCAAGCTCGAAGGAGTTGAGCGCGCCGCGATGGTGGCTTGCAAGGGCGATCTCCACAAGATGCTCAGCGCCATAGAGCAAGCCGAAGACGCCTTATGAACCCCTATCACGACTTACTAGCCCTCACCGCTATCTGGATCGTATGGATCATTGCTGAGTGGTGGGGGAGGAATCACTTGAAGGAGAAAATCGATGGAAGCGAAAGAGATTGAGACAGGCGGTCAGGCGTTTCCTGTTGAGGACATCGGCATCCACGGCTCATACGGCATGACCCTTCGCGACTACTTCGCAGCGAAGGCGATGCAGGGGATGCTGGCTTACCCAGGCTGTGATCAGCACGGAAGTCACCACAACAACAACACAGCGGCAGGCGTGGCGGCAATGGCCTATGACTACGCCGACGCAATGCTATCGATGCGCACCAAGTAACACCCCTCCCACCCCAGCACTCACCGCAAAGCCTCCCCTTGTACCTCACTGGTCCTGCGATACAGGACGGGGGCTTTGCAGTGGGTGCCATATCGAGGAAATCCCCATGAACTACCAGATCGACCTGGACGAATACCGTCTGGCAGTCGAGGTGACTCACTGCGTGGACGTTAAGCCAGACCCGAATTGCCGGGACAGCGACCACGACTATTACGGCTACCGCGAGATGGAGTTCACGGTGGTCAGCGGCGTGGTCATCGACGAGGGCGGCGCCGAATCGAACCTCGGGCGCAACGGATGCGCAGCGCTTGCTGAAAAGCATGCCGAGTTGATTGAAGAACTGATCTGGAAGCAGATCGAGGAAGGCGAAACCGAGAGGCGCATCCAGCGCTGGGAGGCAGCATGAACATCGACATCCGCAACGCACTGCTGGACCTGTTCAGCGTGTGCCTGGAGGTGAGCGGCGCCGGCCGCTACCACGCACACATGGATTTCTCGGCTCACACGGACAGCGTGACCGTTTACGTGCTGCCGGCGAGCACCAATTACCAAGACACAAGCGCGCGCACATACCTGCTCGACAAGGACATTTACGTCAGCCGCCACCTTGGCGGAACTGATCAGCAGATCGTAGCGAACCTGAAAGCCCTATCCGATCGGGTCAGCGAGTTCCTGCTACCAGCACAGGAGGAGGCGGCATGAGCAAGGAAGTGAAGCGGTACGAGCTGCGCATCGTTGACCGGTACGCCGGTGACGGCACTGGCGACATCGAAACAGACGCCCGCATGAAGCAGGAAGCCAAAGGCCGCTACGTGCTCTTTAGCGACTACGAAGACCTTCTCGCTGAGCGGGATGCAGCACAGAAGGATGCCGAGCGGTATCGGCGGATGCGCGCAGTAGTAATCGCCGAGCGAGAGGGCTGCACGGAAGAGCTTTATGACAACGAGTGCGACAGGCTGCTTGAGGCCTATGACGCCGCCCTGCAAGGAGATCAGCCATGACAGCAACCGAGTTCCGAAAAGAGCTGGCCAAGATCATGCCCGGCTACAAGTGGACGGTTCACAAGAGCAGATGCCCCGACAAGTACCTGAGCGCTACCGGCACGCAGTCGAGCGGATCAAACAGACTGTCAACGCTGCATGTCGAGCGTCGAGAGGCTTACGCCGGAAGCGGCCATCCCCGCTATGAGGCAAAGAGCGCCGGTTACGGCACAAAGTCCCCATGGATGCACACCGCAAGCGGCCGAACGCTCGCCCAGGCGCTGCGTAGCTTGCAGGATCACTACGAAAAGCAAGCCGCAAGCTTCAACGGGCTGGCAAGCGCCCTGCGTACTGGGCGCGCCACCAGCACCACCTCCACGCAAGGAGAGCAGCCATGACCACCTCCCCCGTCAAATCTCTCATCGACGAGCAGCTCGACGAGATCATCACCCGCTTCCAGGCCTGCAACGTAGGAAACATGTGGCACATCCACGACAGGGTTACCGGCAAGACAGCAGGTTTCTGCGTCAGCCATCGGGCGGCGCTGGTTAGGGCACAGCAGCTGGAGGTTATGCATGGGCGTTGAAATCGACTGGAGTAAGGCGCCGGAAAGGGCGATTGCCGCACTAGTCCGCCAACCGCTATTCGTGGACCGAGTCGAAACGTTCCATGAGGCAGGAATCGAGTATTTCTGTGGAGAGGATGTAAGCGGGCTTCCGTATCGACTACACGGCGGGCGAGTGACGAAAGTAGATAGGCCGTCGACATGGACCGGAAAAGGCCTGCCGCCAGTTGGGACGGTGTGTGAGGTGCTGAACAACACGCTTGATCGCCCAGAATGGGAGCGCTGCACCATCCTGTTCATGGGCAAGTTCAAGGCGGTCTATGAGAGCGAGTCATGCCATGAGCGTGTAGCGGACGTATCGGAAGACTGGATGATCAGCTTCCGCCCCATACGCACGCCCGAGCAGATCGCGGCGGAAGAGCGGGAGAAGGAGGTCAATCGGATGGTGGCGACAACCTCAATGCTCGACAAGAGCTGGGCAAGAAAGGTCTGCGAATCACTTTACGATGCCGGCTACCGCAAGGTGACCCCATGAACCGCACCCAATCCATCCCCTACGACGACACCCCCACAGGCCACTCATTCGCAGCGGCGTGGTGGACCCTTACCGGGTTCGGCGTGCTGGCTGGCGTGCTGCTGATCGGCGTCGCGTTTGAGGCGGCGTTGTATTTCATTTTCGGATAACCCCACTACTTCACAGGCTGCGCATGGCGCGGCAAGGAGCCCCTATGTCCACGGAAAACCAACTGGCCGTCGTGCCACCGAAGGAAACCGCCCTGCAGGTCTTCCAGGCGCCAAACGGCCTTGATCCGTACCTGCAGCAAATCCGCGCCGAAATCGACAGCTTTGTGCCGGACGTTTCGACCAAGAAAGGCCGCGACGCCATCGCATCGATTGCCCACAAGGTCGCCCGATCCAAGACGGCGCTCGACAACGTAGGCAAGGAGCTGGTCGCCGAGATGAAGGAGATCCCGAAGAAGATCGACGCCGAGCGCAAGCGGGTGCGCGACACGCTGGACGCCTGGAAGGACGAGGTGCGGGCGCCGCTGAATGCTTGGGAGCAGGCCGAGGCGGATCGGGTAGCACGGCACACCGACCGGATCGACTGGCTGCGCAACCGTGATGACCAGGTAGCCGAGCTGTCGGCAGCGGAGATTCAGGACCGCATCGCTGACACCGAGGCAGTCGAGGTCGGCCCGGATTGGGAAGAGTTCGAAGCCGAAGCCCATCGGGTCAAGGCTGCATCGCTCACCGCCTTGCAGCTGGCCCTGACCAAGCGCCAAGCATACGAGGCCGAACAGGCTGAACTCGAGCGCCTCCGCGCTGAAGCCGCCCAGCGCGAGCAGAAGGAACGCGAGGAGCGCATCGCCCGGGAAGCCGCCGAGCAAGCCCAGCGCGAAGCCGAGCAGCGCGCACAGGCCGAACGTGACGCAGCAGCCAAGCGCGAAGCCGACGCCAAGGCCGCAGCCGAGCGCCGCGAGCTCGAACTGAAGCTGGCCGCCGAACGTGCCGAGCGCGAACGAGTCGAG